ATATGCGCTTTACACGCTGGGACCAGGAGATGTCGTCAGATGACACCAACAAAGTCGTCTCCGACCTCGCACTTCGGCACCTTAGCCTCGTTGGTCACGAGGATGGCACAAAACTCTCGAGTTATGTTACTGCTCGAGACTATCGTGCTCTGTGTGCTTACGAACCCAACTACTCAGAGCTTCATCCTGAGGATGCTGCGAATATACGACAAGCCTTAGGCTTCTTCACGAAGCGGAAAGACTTGGATATAGGCGTAGATCCTCGGGAAGTCGCAAAGAGTAAGTTCGAAGCAGCCGAGGAACTCTGTCGGCAGACTAACGAACTGATCAAGGCCGTCGCTTCAGGGAAGGCTTGCCTTCCCCCTGACGTTAACAGCGTACTGTACGCTGCTCAACGAAAAATAGCGCGAATCCTTGGTCCAGTTCCGAAGCTGTCTGACTTGAGTCCCAAGTTCGGCCCGGGTGCAACGACGAAGACCAAAAAACGCGACGCATCGAGCCGTTCAAAGCTCGGTGAGCGTTTCGCTTGTAGCGAAGAGCTTGCGCCGATAGCTTCCTGCTGTCTGCGCGAGTTGGCTCGCTGGTCAGAGCCCTGTGAAGGGCCTCACCAGAAACCCCCAGCTCCTGTTGAAATACACACAGGTAAGCTGGCCTTCGTCCGTAAAACGGCGAAGACTGACCGCTGTATAGTAGTCGAGCCGATCTTGAACGGTATGTTCCAGATCGGCATTGGCCGACACTTGCAGCGGCGTCTTCTCCGATGGGGTGTTGACATAAGCGACCAAAGCAAGAATAAACACCTTGCCAAGTTAGCTTCTGTCTCCGGGGCTTTAGCAACCCTCGACCTCAGTAGTGCTTCAGATACTATCGCTCTTGAGCTCGTCTACGACTTGCTCCCGATCGATTGGGCTCACTTTCTCTCTCGGTTCCGTACCGGGAGTGTCAGAATGCCCGATGGTAGTATTCTAAAGCTCCAGAAGTTCTCCAGTATGGGGAATGGTTTTACATTCCCCCTGGAGACGCTTATCTTCTACGCTCTCGCTCACGCGAGCTGCGAAGGAGACGAGCTGCAGGGCTCTGTCTCTGTCTACGGGGACGACATAATTGTCCCCTCGACATGCTATAGTAAGCTCGTTCGCGTGCTTACTACGGTTGGGTTCATACCGAACCCTGACAAGTCCTTCTCGACTGGACACTTCCGTGAATCTTGCGGAGGTGACTATCTTTACGGAATGGATATCCGCCCCTTCTACCTGAAGGGTCCGCTCTCGGGGGAGGCAGCCTCCGTCTTGCA